GCTTTACACGCCTACCCAAACTATGGATGGGCGAGTGAGTATACCGGTGTATCAGGAAACTGGGAAACCGGTACCCTCGCAGTCGGTAAGAGTTCCAATAGAGCCTCCGAGGGACTTGAGTACCTTGATGTTGGGCGAGAGCCCGCCGTCAGAGTAGTTTTCGTTCCGAAGACTTTAAAGGCGCCTCGAGTCATTGCTATAGAGCCATCTTCGATGCAATTCATTCAACAGTCGTTGATGAAGTACATCGTTGAGAAGCTCGAACAGCATGCTATGACTAAGCATAGCATTCGATTCAGGGATCAAACCGTGAATCAAAGACTCGCACATCTCAGTAGTATTGATCGTTCGCTTGCCACCCTTGACTTAAAGGATGCGTCGGACCGGGTCTCTTTGGCCCTTGTTCAACGTATCTTCAAGGGAACAGGCATCCTCGAATACCTTGAGGACGCACGTTCTTTACATGCTGATCTTCCGGACGGCAGTAATCTGCTGCTTTGGAAATATGCTTCAATGGGTTCAGCTTTATGCTTTCCTGTTGAAGCTATGGTGTTTTACACCATTATTCAGGCGGCGATCCACGATCGTCTGGGTATAGACCCATCCAATGCTTCAATCAAGGAGATAACTCACATGATTGATATCTACGGTGATGACATAATCATTCCAGTAGATTGTGTGGACCAAGTTGTCCGCTCCCTTGAGTCTTATGGACTCAGGGTTAATCTCGACAAGAGCTTCTCGAATTCGCACTTTCGAGAGTCTTGTGGGGGCGATTACTTCGCGGGTACGGCGGTTAAACCCGTCTATGCACGCGAATTGCCTCCTGAGATCGGACAACCCTGGACGCCAGCTCAGCTGATGTCATGGGCAAGTACTCGAAACCAGCTTTACATAGCTGGGTATTGGGACGTTGCTCGTGCCATCGAAGAGATGGTGGAGGCCGGTATCCGCCGCAGAGTCCCACGCTCGGTTAATCCGGGTGCGGGACTTGCGTTTCATTCACTTATGTTTACGACCGATTTACAATTCGATCGTGACACTAGTGGATGGAAACAGCGTCGTTTAGTCTTCACTCCTGTTAGGAAAGAAGATGACATCGACGGTGATGGGATAGCTTGTCTTATGCGCACGCTTAGCACTAGTGCGAGGCGGGAGCGAGACAACGCGCAAGAGCCTTGGCTCTTGACGTGGGCTACCTGGGACCAAAAGAACTCGTTCGACGACGGGTCCAGTACCGATGGTTTCATTTTTGACCGTGAGGTCATAAATGGAAACGTCCTTGCTGCCACGCCGTGGTATGGGTTCCTGGAAGGTAGGAGCAATCCTATCGATCTCAGAACCAGCGTGAAGCGCGGTGCCTTCAACATGAAGCATCGCTGGGTTAAGCTTGCAGCTTAATAGATTTACACCTATTATAGCATAAGCTTAATATAGATAGGTTTTATAGACCTATCGGGCGGAGGAAGAGTGTTTCTTCTTTTAACGGAGGATGCATTTCGCAGTGCACCTCCGCCCAC